TCTATTCCGTTGCCGACTGCATATTTTGCAGCTTTGTGAACTTGCTTTGCGATAGATTGCATAAACCTTTCGCCCGTTCCCTGATTCAATCCCCACGGTTGCACTTTTCTTGCCAGCTCCTTTGCGCATGATTGAGCGAGAATCACAACGGTATCGCCAACTGCAACTCCAGCACGCTTGGCAAACTCTTTCATTTCCGCATCGAGCTTTCTACGCTGCGCGGGACTGATGGTGATCTTAATCATCGCGTTTCGTTCGGGTCGCCAAGTGTAAAGGTAATTCCAATCGTGCCAACGTCCACGCCCGTGATACGGTAAACTACGCTGTTGATCGAAGCCCGTTTGTTGAGCAATGCCATCGGGTTTGTAATATCGGCAGGTTGTGCAACGACCGTTCCTCGGATCTGTGGCTCTAATCCGCCATACTCGCCGTCCACAGTTTTTGCCAATATGTTTACGACAACTGGAAAGGTTTGACTGTTGCATGTCATGTTTTCCGTCCCCATTGTTGTATCGCTTTCGTCATTGTGAGAAAGCATGAAGTCGTCTAATTCGCTCATATACTAGCGCATCAAGTCAAAAGAAAACGCATCCACCGTTTCCAGTGAATGCGTTGTAATGTGAATCATGATCAAAAAAATGACCAAGCATTGAAGTTTTTAGTTTTTACGATGATTTGCCCAAAGCGGTGATCGTAAGGTTTGTTCCTGCTGATGCGGCTGTGATAACTAAATCAGAGGTCAACATGCTGCCAGTTATGCCGCTAGTATTCCAAATCTTGCAAGGCAGGGTGAAAACCTGCGTGCCGTTCGATGCTGATGCGCTGCCGCTTGTCACGTTGATTTCAAGCGCGTAGATGCGAGCCATGGATGGCAGTGTCAAGCCTTCAAAGTCTTTTCCGTCTCCGTCTAATACTTGCACGCCACTGCTGGCAACTCCAGCAGTTGTGTCTGTGCTTGTTGCTGCCGCTGTGATACCTAAACCGCCAGGTATCGCTATGTTCAACGTGCCATCGTTGGCAAGAAAGTTGCCATTTGCATCTGCTTTAACTGTCAATAAAATAATGGCACCTGAGCTTGCCGCCGAGTATTTTGCGGCGATAGCTGCATTTGCGTTAAGTCCCGCAGCAAGTGCGCTTGCAACTAGAGTGGCGGTGTTAGATGCTGTTGTTAAGGGGATTGTCACGGCTAGCGGCGATCCTGTTAAGGTTGATCCCGTTACGGTAACAATGCAATTGCCGTTTGATGTTGCTCCAGCCGCAGCAACTACTGTGGCAGTTTCGACTTGTGCAACTCCAGCAACAAATGCCGCGCTACCAGTGCAAACGCCAGTCTGCACATCTAGCGTTGCCGTGGTGCTTGCTGTGGTAAGTCTTGCGCTAATTGCATAACCAATGTCGGCAGTTGTGAACAGTTCTTGCGTGGCAGTTACTCCCACCGTGAGGCTTCCTCTAGTCAGTGTTGAAGCTGGGGTTGCTATAAAGCTTGTGCCGTTATATGTCTGAGCGGATGTGATAGCCATAAAGTTTTTTTGTGAGTTGCGGTTTTTTATTACATAATCAATAAAAACCACCCCGCCATTTCTGACGGGATGGAAGTTATGACTACTACCAAGAAAAATTAGTCAGCAAGCAAGCAGATGTGCTCTGGCTTGAGAACTTTAGCACCCCAAAGAACACCGATTTCGTAGTGAACCATGCGATAGCCGGGATAGACAGCAAGCTCGAAGCTCAGTCCGCTGCGTGGGTCAGTTACAACTTCGCGCATCAAGGCAAGATCGTTACCGCCAAGTGGAACTTCTGGCAAGCGAGTAGCAAGGATGATTGCGTTGCGGCTAAATGCAGCGTTTGCATCTTGCGCGGACAAAACGGTCACAGCATCGTTGTTGGCGATCGCTTTGATAAGTCCTGGAGCTGCAATTGTGATGTCACCATCTCCGTCACCTGCAAAGCCAGTTACTACGGTGTAAGTATTGCCGCCGATGGTCACAAGCGAGCCAGTCGGGATCGTGCCGGTCCCAGTGTCAACGTGGATTGTGGTGCTTCCGACTGGATAACCTGCTACAAGGTCAACAAGGTAGTTTGCACCTGTGGCAGTAGCGGTCAATCCAACTTGAGCAGACTCACGAACACCGAAGCCCATAAGGTTGCCGAGAACACCTTGACGAAGCAATCCGTTGTCACCGGCACTATCAACGCTGTTGAGCTGGGTCAATCCGCGCATTGCAGCGGAAGCCGTGGTATTGAGAACCATGTGACGGTCACTAAGTGGTGCGCCGCGGTCATCCAAAAACTTCTTGGCAAAGGCAGCATCTTTCAATGTTGCGCTAAACAAAGTTGTTGCGTTTGGTGTGATTGCGCCCGATGCACCAAGTGCGGCAGCGTCAGCAAGATCGTTTTCGATCTCATTCACGGCAGCGCGGATGGCTTGTGCGATCTGGTCTTGTGCAACTGACAAAGTGCCAGCTCCTTGATTGACCGCGTATTGCTCCTCAGCACTCCAAGAAAATGGAAAGGCGCGAGCTTTGGTGATGGTGATGTTTTCGTTGCCAACGGTCTGATCTGCGATTGCAGGAAAAGCCATTGCAGCGGTGATGTCCTTGCCTGCTGTGTTTGCAGCGGTTTTGAACGAGCGAAGATTTTGACCAACGGCAACACGATCGGCAGAAGCGTCACGAGTTACGGATGGGATGAATCCGACAAGCTCACGCGAAACCACATCGAGTGCGGAGTAAGCGTCAGCTACTAAGTTAGTAAGTGTGTTAGACATGTGTTATGTTAGTTGATGATTTTGCCGCCAGTTTTGACGAAGTTCATGCGCTCGGCAGGCGTGAGCGTGTTGAACTCTTGGAGAGTTTTGTTTTTTGAATTGATAGATCCGTCATCCACGTTTTCCAATGGAGGAACTCCAGCGGACGCGAGGATTTCAGCGGCTTTGGATGATGCTGATGCTTTGACTGCTTCGATCTCAGAAGCGAGAGAGTCACGCTCAGTTTGCGCGTTGATCAAAGCTTCACTTGCGGCGTCATGCTCAGCGGTCAAAGTCGAATAGCTGTTTTTGGCTTCGGTCAATTCGCTGATTGCGTTTGCAAGGTCGTTTTGAGCCTCCACCAGTTGTGCCGACATTTCGGTGATCTGATTTTCAGCATCAGCAAGCGATGTTTCTAATCCGCTCACTTTTTCGACAAGGGCGGCGTCTGGTTTGAATTTATCAAGAATGCTCATCGTTTTTGTTTTCGTGTCAAAAATTTCATCTGCAAATCCCATTTCGATTGCGTCACTTGCCTTAATCCAAGTTTCAGCGAGCATCATTTTTCTGATGTCGTCTTTATCTTTGCCCGTGCGTTCTGCGTAAATTGCCGAAATGTCATCGCTGATTTCATCCAGCATGTCGGCAGTCTTGCGGAGTTGCTCAGCGTTTCCATGCTGCCCCGCGCTTGCATCGTGGATCATGATTCTACCATTGCTTGCGATCTGAATGCGGTCTGCTGCCATGGCAATAACGGAGGCCATAGATGCCGCCATTGTGTTGATCTTTGCCGTGACCTTTACGCCTCGCGCCGATAGTTCGCGCATAGAGTTGTAAATGCGATAGCCGTCAAATACGCTCCCGCCGGCGCTGTGAATCTCTATTTCGAGAGTATCAACCGCGCCATCTGCCGATGCTGTGACTTCTCCGAAGGAATAGCACGCATCAACTGCCGCCATACCATAAACCTTGTCGATCTGCTCGATAACTTCGTCCACGCTTAATTTGTGGACGCTATCGTTTAGTTTGACCTTCGCTGCTTTGTTTTCAATCTCGATCATATTGTTTGCTTTTAATTGTTTTTGTTTTGAGTTTGCCCACGATTGACCAGCATCGCCGCCCCACAATGCCCATGCGATTCGTCCTGCCGATGGGTATCCTTGCTCGCCTTGACTGAATCCTTCAGCTTTTTTATCAACTTCATGCCGAGCGAAATAGGAAACCATGCGCCCGATCGTGTCGGCAGATAGCGTTGCTCGGTTGCTGATGTCGCGAGCGCGTGCAACTCCGATCTCAGTGCCGCCGCGCCCGTATTCACGGCGCCATTCAAGACCGCGCTTGGCTTCGGCTGCCATCTCCTCAGTTGGTTGCAGGTTGATTGCCATCTGGTTGTGCTGTTTCGTTAGGGGTTAGCATCGCCATTTCGCGATCTTGAATTTGAATGCCGTCTGGCAACGCGCTGTTTGCGTTTGCGACTTTGACCTTTTGCATGACAAGATAGTTGATCCGTTCGTCGATGTGATCCTCTGGAGTTTTGCCAAGGTAACCGAGAACGTCATTAGGATTCAAAAATCCAGCTTTCCACATCTCGATCAATTCCTTGCTGACTCGCCCGTCATCAATGGTGATTTTTTTCGGGTAGCTGAATTTCCAGCGATACCACTGATCATTTGCTGGCAAATCACCGCGCTTGATGAACTTCGCAACTGCATATCCGACCATGCGCTTAGCTGCGTATTCCAGCAAGTCCTGTCGATCTTCGACTGCTCGTTGTGCGCGTCCGAGGTCAGCCCGTTCTGCCGTGCCTTGACCTGTGGCGTGCCAAATCATCGAGTATGGCCAGTTCATACCGGCAAGCGTCTTGCGGTAGATTCGATTCTGGAATGACTCCCACATATCACCAGGGCGATCATTCTTGATCGTTTCCAGCTTGCCACCTGACTTGGCAGCAAAGTAACGGATTTGCCCGCCTTGGTATGACTCCTGAATGATTCCCTTTTCGCCGCAAGATGACGGGGAGCCATTTAGCACGTTCATCGGGTCGTCTGGATCTGGTAAGCCTGTGTCGTTGTATTCGATGAGTCCAATACTGGAAAGCATTAGCTGCGCGTGACGTTCCCAATCGTGTGATTGCAAAGCATCGCGGAGGTCGTTGAGTGCGTGCGTTGCTGCTGGTAATCCGCGCCCTTGCTCTTGGAAACTCGGATCGTAAAGGTGGATGCAATCGCGAGCTGATAGGTATTGAATCAGCTTCTGATCTTCATCGACATAGCAGAAGGCAACGGGTGATCCTTTGCTGTAAATAACGCCGTCCGTTAGCGTCAATCCTCGGTAAGCTCCCGTTGTTAGCTTGCCATCGCGGAAGTCTTGCGGTGTTGAGATTCTGTGACTCGGAATGTGCTGAATCCGCGGATAGTCATCATCGGTTTTTGTCAGTAGTATAAATGCTTCGCCATCTCGATCAATCGCGCATGAAATTTGATACAAGCTCGTTTTGAAATCGTGCATCCCGCCTTTCACATCGCAGACGCCATACCATTCATCATTGATCTTTTCTTCTGCGAGCTTTTGCCATTCAGTGTCCTTGGCTTGCGATTGCGCTTGCCATGATCTACCGACCGAATACATCGCCTTTTGCTGGATCGCTCCAATCAAAACGCCTTCATTGGTGTAAAGTCTGCGCGATGCTGAAACAAGCGTTTTACGATCCCACGAAGGAATCAAAGTGCCGATGTCTCGCATTTGCACTGGCTCCCATGGTCGCGCCGTTGTGTTGCGTTGCGCTCCTTTTGCAAATTTGTATGGCTCTCCGAATTGATTGACGATCATAGTTGAAATCCTCCGATGGCTTTAGGTGATGGGCGAATGCCGCGCTTAATAAAAGCAATTGCGGTATTTATAACCGTGATCCTTGTTGTTTCTGGTAAAGAAACCAGCACAGAATAAGAGATGCCGTTTTTCTGACTGTTTGTCAGAGTGTTCCCGCCACCTTTTGACAACATGCCAGTGAGTGCAGCGGTTCGCGCCGCGATAAGTGATTGCAAGATGCTTGGGTCGTCTTGTGCTGCGTCATATAACGCTTTGATAAGACTAGCGGCGGAAGTGTCCATGCTTCTTGCCGTGTGTCAAAATTCACACCTCGATCTCTGCTTCTGGGCTGCCAATCAATCCGAGAATTGATGCTAAAACTACCTGCATCGCTTCGCAGTCCACCGCGTGGTTGTCATTGTGCCTCTTTTTCCATAATGCCGTTTTACCTTCTCCGCGCCTAACCTCCGCGTCGATCTGCCGCAAGTATTCGCTTCCAGCATCATCAGGGATTTCCCATTTCACGCCTTGCCCTGTTCTGAGTTGGTGTAGGGTGTCCTTGATTGCCAAGTTGGAGAAGAAGCAAACCATGGTTTTTGCGCCGTTCGATCCTTGGACAGTTTGAAAACGACTGTATGATTTTTGAATCATCTTTCCCGATTGCGTTCGGTGCGGGTAGTTGTCTCGCTGATCGCCGCGCAATGCTAGCCACCCATATTGTGCGCAACGTTTGTAAACCTCATCTTTTTGATATCCGCAGTCGATGACGGTTTTTCGACTTTCGACTTTGTATTGCTCTTGTATCTGTTTCACCCGATCCCATGTGTCGATTTTGCCATACCAAAGCATCCGAGAATCTCCGTTGCTAGTCCATGATCTGACACATGCCCAGAAGTGGTCTTGCTGTCGGTCGATTGTCATAAATCTGACATGCTCATCCTCCCATGGCTCGCCATCTGCAAAATCATTCACAGCATAGCCGCCGCCAGTCAGCTCTGGTCGCTCATCCTCTTTTTGATCGTTCCAGAAATCCGCCAATCGTTTCTGAATGAATGATTTCAGCAGCTCCAGATTGCCTCGTTTAACTTCGCGCATGGCAATGATTCGCTCATAAACCAAGCGGGATAAGGGAATTGTCCAGTTTTCAAGCATGCAGAAACGATAGCCGTGTGAGCCGTCCATGCCGCTCGTCGTTTGCTTGTAATATGCTCCAGTTGAGAGTGACCGCCGCAAAACTGGATCTTCGGTTATGATGAAATCGCATTCTTCATTCTCGCAAACCATGTGCGCCGTTTTGCTCGCCGCGATTGCGTCATCGAACTCATCAAAACGAACATTTGACCATGAAAAAGTTTGCTCATGCTCGCAATTCGGGCATTTGAAAAAGCGTTCCCGTTGATTGGTCTGCGTCCACTTGCCGTGCCAGTCGTCACCGATAACGCCGCCTTGTGAAACCAAGATGAATTGACGATTCCATCGGTCGTGCAATCGCGCCTCCGCTTGCCTGACAATGCCAGCTTTCCATTCGTGGATCTCATCGCCAATCACCCTGCGCATGGATCTAGCTTGGGTGCCTGACATGTTCGCGCCCGTGCTAAATAGCGTCATGTGGGAAAAAATCACCGCATCCTTGCGCGCTTTGTGCCGATGCTTTCCGCTTGGAATCAGGTATTTTGTTTCCGCTGTTTCTCGAAACGTGTGCATCAATCGGGTTTCAAACCATTCGGAAATTGTTTCGTTTGTTTGCCCAATGACAAGAGTAGGGCCAGGGTCTTCTGCCACAATGTAAGCCAATGCTGCTTCCATCATCGTTGTTTTTCCTGATCCAGTCGGAGCAAGCAAAATCATCTCGGTGCATTCTGGATCTGCCAAGCGATCAAGCGGTTCGTTCATCCATGGCGTTGCCGTCTTGTCATAAAGTGGTGACTTGCCTTCGTAGATTGCCACCCGATCATGCGCGTAGTCGCTGGGAAGTAATCGCTGGGGTGGTCGGCACGCTTCGCGAAATGCGTCTAGCCCTTGGTCAATCTTTTCCGTGAGTGTCACCATAATTCTGATTTCTTGTCGCTGAGTCGTTCAAGCATTTTGTCCATGTAGTCTCGAATGACCTTTTGCATTTGGTGCTGATTGAGTCCAAAGAGCATGGGTGGTAGATCGACCTGCGACTTGTTGACGGCTGCTTTCAATGCCGCGCCAAGTTTGACATTCGCCTGTCGGTATTCGTCAATGCTGATAAATTTTGATTGCAGTATCTCCAGCTTTTCGGCATCCGCCAAACCCTTGATCTGCGTTGCTAGTCTCCGCGCCGTTCGCTCGTCCTGAGTCCTGAGCAACTCGCCTTTCAGTTGCGCCATGTCGGGTGTCTCATCGAGCGCATTGTCTGTCGGCATCCAGTCTTGC